ACTCTCGTTTCCAAGTACCCGGACGTGTGATCGGTAGACCAAGGCCACCCAAAGCCTTATCGGCAAAGCGACTTACCTTACCCGGAACTTGCGCAAGATACTCGCGCACATCGGGCCAACCCAGGAACTGAGAAAAAATCCAGTCCTGATACTCAGAATCAAATCCTTCAATTGCCTTATGGGCCAACTGGGAGAGATCCCGAATTGATGGGTCAATACTGACCTTGGTTGGATCTGCCTTAGGGTCCACAGTTGGACATACTAAAGACAGGTTAAGATAGGGACGTCGCTGGAAGGAAGTACCGGAGCCAAGCTCACCAGTACTTAAGAGGTGTACCTCTTCAGGGCCAAGCAAATCTATGTAACTGTCCAGAGGAGACTCTGGACGCACCGCAGGAAGCTTGAAGCCTTGCCCATCCATTAAGGGTGACCAAGTCATACTTTCGTATAAGGTCGAATTGATAATAACAAAATCGCTAGAGACGTAATTTTTACCAATAGAGGGTACCAAACCCCCATCGGTAACAATCTGTTTCCAGTAATGATAGTGATTCTTCGTCATCTTCATCGCAACATCATCCCCATTGATCAACAGGGGACACTGATCCAGACGCAAATGTCTGGTTCGGCCAGTGGAAACTGGCTGCCCGGATATCTCCAGGAAGTAGCGATTAAGAGCGGCATTCACTATGCACAATACCGGAAAAGACAAGGGACTACCCATCAACTGACCCCACTTCTGTGGACCACCTCCATCAATGAAGGAGTTGGTCAAGCCATCCACATACAATTGTTTGAAATGTGGAGAAAGGCCAAGACAGTCGGCTATCGTAGCCGCCGCAACAGCGGAGAGGTCGGGATGCAGGTAATCCGTTGCTGACTTGTAGTCAGCAGATTGATATGTTTCGTCATCTGATAAAGGACCCAAAACTCGTTCAAGCATTTCAGCCGTGACAGGCTGTCCGATAGGTGCAAAGGTCGAATGACCTTTCATCACACCCCAGGTAGCGCGTTGGATAAATTTTCCAACAAAATAGCGCATCCAGGGTCCCATGGTAATAACCCGGACCTTTAAAGGCTCCGGTAATGCCATTGGGGACACTATGTTAGGTGTCGTGAGAACCTCTGCGGACAACTTCATGTTAAAGTCGCGAACGTATTCAGGTAAAGTTCTTTTGTTATTAATGTTCTCATTATGGTCATCACACGTAACGATAGGAATCTTTGAAAACCCACATCGGCCGGCATAGAGAAAATTCGTCTCATCGACGAATCTCATGCAAACCTGGTCATACAGAATATCATATTGCTGTACGGGGTAGATTCTTACGCGTGTTCTATCAACATTGTCCTTGTAAAATGCTTGCCAACGGCGCGTGATCATAGCATACGCACCGCCTCCAAAACCTTCCGTTTTTGAAGTCTTCGGATTTTCATAATGGGCCTTTACGGAGGGAATACCAAAATTCGCGAAATCAAGTTTATGATTTCCAAAAACCTCTTTAGAGGTGCGGATCACCTGAGCCACGAGAATTTTAAGTCTCGACTCATAAGGTAATTTGGTATAATGGCAAGGATTTTCCACAATATGCTTCTCGTGGAAATTACAAGGAAAAGACAATGGCACCAATGGAACGCTGGTGTAATGTGAACACCTTTTACAAAGTGAGCCACCCCTCTGGGGGTGGTCGATAAGGATAGATCCATCCTCATCAAGACCAACAGGAGCACACAAACACTCCCCTAATTGATCCCCATCCACCGCATACCCCAACTGGTCATAAGTGCAAACACTCACAACCCGGGGTTGTCTCTCTGAAGACAACGTCTTACAACAATCCGACACCGCAATGTCGAGTTCGAGAGGATGGACCGGCGGCAAGCCCTTCTTACACATGAGAATATTGTGTGAAAGGTCTAGCCGCAGGGACTTATTCTTCGAGCGTAGGACATGTCCAAGAAAGACATACCCCGTACCCGTCAAGAAACAGCCTGGTTTCTCACCTTCTAATCCTGCAGGAAGCTCCTGCTCAGCCGCCAAAGCAAAAAAGGCGGCGATCTGATACTTGAGCCATTTTGTGGCCAAGCCAAAATACCAGAGGAGAGCATATTTATGCTCAAAGGTGTGCCATGTCTGGGCCCAAGAATTGTTCTCGGTGCCCTCAATGTCGACGGAATGAAAAGTACCCACCCGCTTAAGGAGATATGCAATTAGAACCTGCATAGCCTTTCTACCGCGGAGTGCACATGTGAGTGCTTCATCCCATCTGGATTCGAACAAGTAAACAAACTCCTTATCTCGATCAAATTCGAGACAAGAAATTTCAGAAATTCGTTCATTCAAATCCATATAGTGACCCGGGTCTTTCGGAAATACCCGTTTCG